CGTAGCGCTGTAGCGATCCGGCCAAAATAGCGGCCAAATAAGTTGCGCCTTCGACGACAAGGTCTTATAGATCAACGACAATCGTCAATAAATGAAGCGGCCAAAGAACCGGCCAAATTGCCCCTGCATAACGATATGGAGTTTTGCGCAACGCGACTTTTCGTGTCGGAAAGTTTGCGTAACGAATGGCGCTCTCCATTAAAAATCGTTGTCCAAGGATTCCAGTTCTGGCGCGTAGTCCGCGTCAGTCAAGAGGCGATCCACGATCGTCATTGCTTCCGCAGATTTGATCTGCGCGCATTTGATAATGTCGTGCATCACGTGATCGCTGGTCGCATTGTAGCCGTAATAGTTCATCGCCTCGCATCGGATGTCGTCCACGAGCTCGCGGACGACTTTCAGCGCCGCTAGCATCTCGCCTTCGCGCGACATCATGCGCTCCCTAGGTTTTGTTGCGGTCGGCGAGAGAGATCGCCAATTCGATGAATGCGACACCAAGAGATGCGAAGAACGGGACCACGATTCCATGCCTCCCTTCGGAAGGCATGTACCCCATCGCGAAACAGATCGCAGCGAATATGAAAAATGGTCGCGCCACGTCAGCGGCTCCCTAGCGGATTCGGTTGTTGCGACATTCGTGAAATGTGTAAGCCAAGGCGTCGATTAAATCGCTGACGCGATCACGCCGCGGCTTCGGAAGTTCCGGCTTTGGTAATAGCACGCGGCCGGATGCAACCATTTTCTTCAGCCTGTACCGTGCACCGAGTTTTCGGAAGTCAATCACCTTGATCACGTCACCCATCAGGCGTTCCCTAGGTATTGCCACGCAGGCGTTGGATCAAATTCGATAGCGTCCACATTAGATAAACATTCACCGTTGCCAATCCGACATTGAGAGTCGCCAACTCGCCGTTGCCTGACCGTCCTGAGATGATTGCATTAGTAACCGCGAACCCACAAACGATTGAGGACCGCCAGCCAGGTGGTGAACGCCAGTTGTATTCGCGTCATCTCAACGGCTCCTCAATGGTTGGCATATACGCGAAGTGCTTGAACGATCTCACCCTGCCTGCTGTTCAATCGCGCAGCGTGATCGATGACGACGGCCGGGAAGCGGTGGCCATAGAGACTTGGCTGTAGACCCTCCGGCGATACAATCCTCAAATCGGTGCGACCGATGTCGGCAGCGAGATTGCGCGGGTAACTGAGGTTGCTGTTCACCCACACGAAAAGCGCGCCTTGCGGCGCCGCGCGCATCTGCCTTGTCGTCGCTCCGGTTCCACGGTCCCCGTCCATCTCAGCGGCTCCTCTTATGGTAATCGTTTCATCATCATTCCCGGCTTCGCCTCGCGAACCATCGCAACGAACTCTTCGCGATCCTCGTCCGAGCCGAAGTAGAGACAGAGCGGCAGACTTTCTTCCAGGCGCTCGTCCGCAGCCCTTCCGGTTTCCGCGACTACAAATGCCATCAGGTTCTCGACCGGAGATCCTACGCGCATGATCGCGTTGCGCATGGCCTGATCACAAAATTGCTGACAGCGTTCTCGGAGTGTCATGGCGCTCCCTAGGTTTCGACCGCTCGCGCGGCGTCTTTTGCTTGTCCTTCTAACTCGCACCCTGGACAAAAATGGTAAGTCAAGCCGTCGGTGTGCGGGTGAGAGCGCGACCGGGGATCGGTTCCATCAAACATCCTGCCGCACCCTGCACCGTCGCATGTTCGCATGTTGGTGAAATCCGAGTTTACCTTACGTGCGCGCTCGAGCGCTTCTTCAAGATTTTCGATGACGAAATCATTCCATCCCACATCGGCAATCTTTTTGATCTCAGCCACAGCGGCTCCCTACGAAGTAGTAACGGTTTCGGGTGACTTCTGTCCGCGCTTCAGAAGCGCAGTCAGCAGTCGGGACGGATACCAAGCTTTGGCGTACTGCGCCCGCATTTCGATGATCTCCCAATTACTCCGCAGCATGACACGCTGATTGTGCACGCGCCCTTGCAGCTTCAAGACCTCTTCCTGCAAACGGTCTATTTCGCAGATGGCCTCACGCAACCGCGCCTCAAGCGACAGGTCGCCGTCATTCCAACGAATGATCATCCTGTTGGTGCAGCGCACGCCTTTGGCTCCTCAGTAGACACATATTGCGCCGGACCACGACCGGCGTTTCGCAAGCTTGTTCGAAATTCGTCTCAACGAATAGCGACAGTCACCGAGCATCCGGCGCTTGAGAGTGCGCTCACGCCATGTTGCACGACCCGCACCCCAATCGCGCTTCTCAAACGTCACTGCCATTCGTCGAACCGTCGCACGCATGGCGCTCCCTTAAGGACGTTGCGAAACGCGGTCGAGCCGAACACAGCCGGCAATTCCATCGACCCATACGACGGCAGTATGCCCCGACAAAAGTTCAGCCGGAGTGCGCGTGGCTGTTTTGATCTGAGTGCCGTCGTCTTTCAGATAGGTCACGGGAACACCAACGGCCTTGTCCGCATTCCAGCGGTCAACCTTCTTCTGCTCGCCCCTCAGAATCACATTCATGCCCATCAGGCGCTCCCTACGAAGTAACGGTTTGAAACTTGCGGCGCTCTTCTGCCTTGCGCCACGTCACGCCGTCTTCATGCTCGATGTTGTTGCGCACGTGGCCGAATGCCCACGCCGTTCGATTGATGTTGTGCTTGTTCGCCCACGCCTCAATCGTGGCGCTGACCATCTTGCCAAGATCCTCGGTCTGCTCCTTGGTTGCGTCAACCGAACATCCTTCATCACCCATTCGCTCTTCGTTCTGGCCGTCGATCATTTCGATGATTGAGTGGCCGTCGAGTTCAAGATCGTAATCTTGTCGCTGGCATTCTGCGATCATTCCGTAGCCCTCGCGCGCGAGGTGCTGCAGCGCCTGTTCCTTGGTGTCAAAAATCTCGCCGAATATCTCGCCGCCATCGCCGCTGAACATCCACTCGTATGGATACTCGGGCAGGGGCAATGCCGCCGCGACCGTTTCCGTCACCGCGAGCTTTGAAGCGATGGCAACGGCCGGCGCAGCCGCTACGCCCTTCAATATCGCACGTCGTGTTGTGGCCATCAGGCGCTCCCCATTTAAGACGTTATGCCGGTATCGACAACTCGCGGAGGACCGCACGCACACATTGCGCCGCAGACGCAGTAGCAGCCGTCCTCGTCCCAGAACTCGCACTGGTTCTCGATTTCGTCGTCATCTTCATCCATGGCCTCGCCGAGATAGCTCATCGCATCGGCTCCCCATTAGTGAATGGCATCCCAACACTTGCGACAGATCGGCGGTAGGCTTGGACCGCTGGCGCGGCGGATAAGATCGGCCTTGCACTGAGTGCACGAGCACGGCTCATCGTGATCGTCTGAAGCGGCCGGAAGGCGATCTTCGCCAGCGTACGAACAGATCAAAAACTCTGCGCGGTCGATCCGGTCATCGGCGATCACGCTGCTAATTTTACGCAGAGGATGATCATCCGGCCACTCTTGGTCCGTGCGTTCTGTAATCGCATGGATCTTCATTGCGCCGTCTCCCGCGATTCGCGCATCTGCCTCAAAATGTATTCGGCGAGGCCGACTTCGCTCGTTTCTCGGATCGTAACCCATGGCATTTCGATTTTGATGACCTTGTCGTCCATAACGATGCCGACCGTAAAGCTATCCGTGGCGCGAGCGGCCTCAATCTTCTCGGCGAAGCGCACGTCTATCTTTTCGCCGCGCTCGGCCGCCTTAAGCGTCGCGGCGATGTTGTCGGCCTGCGCCTTGAGGACGCGAAGCGGCGAATGTTTGGTCGTCATGTTCCGACCTTCTCGTCAGAGCCCTGCCATACAAATTCGCCCTTCTCCCCAACCGGGAAGTGCGTTCCGCACCCGCAACAGAATGTTCCGCTGTAGAAGCGAGGATCACGCGCGTAGGTCTCAGCGAGGGTTTGCCCCATCGTGGTGACCGTTCCGCATTTGAGATGGCGATAAGATCGCCGCACCGGCCGCACGAAACCCTTGGCGCGCTCTTCTTCGGCGAGAACGACATAGCCCTTTTGTTGGCCGGCGCGGTCGCCTTCCTTGATGATGTCGCGATGCTCTGGATAGATCTGAGTTCCGTCCGTGAGCGTAGTGCGCGGAGATTCGGCCATCATAGGCTCCCTACGTTTGTCTGATCTCAGCGCGCAACCCAATCTTGTCGAGAGCGCGTTTGATCTTCTCAGCTTCAATCTCGGACTTGCATACCCAACCAAGATCACGCCCACCAAATCCGCAGCCGCCGAAATCGGAAGGGCGCCCCGCTGCGTTGTCGGCGGCTGCATCAAGCTCGAAGGTGCCGCGCCAGTCGTAGCAGGTTCGCACTTCGATCACGGCAGCGGCTCCCCTACGGATTCGGTTGATCGTGGCCCATCAGTTTCTCGATCTGAGGCGCATACCACGTCAGCCGCAGATCGACCAATCGATCAACGATGTTCAGCCAGTTGCCATCACGTTGTGCTCGTTCGATCAGACGCATGGCTTCTTTCGAACATTGCTCACGTGACATGCCGAGATATTCTGTGCGCATCAGTCGCTCCCCATTAATGCTTCAGGTCGGCATATCCGCCCTGGACTTCACGCAAGAATTTGACTGCCTGTTCCAGCACCTCACGCTCGACGAACGCATAGCGATAGTCCGATCGCCGACCATTATTTGCGGCTTCCAAAAGCGTGGCGAGCCTTTCGGCTTCACCTTGGATCACAATCGGATCTCGCTCGATAACGGCCACGATGGGCTCCCCTATAACGTCGGCACATCGGGATCGATTTGATCCCATTGGATGATGTGCCCGGTGAAACGATCCTTCTTGTATCGACCAGAGAACCAAGACCACATTTCCGCGTAGCTCTCAAACCCATCGAGCCGCGCAACCTCATCGGATTGCCAACGCTCAACCGGTGTATCGAACTCGAATTCAACGCCTCGCTTGGTGAGCGCGAGCGGGATTACATCGCGACAGAGTGCCCACCCGAGCCTGCGGCATTCCTTCGTGCGCTGACCGACATAAAGCTGCAGCATGTCGCCCGGCTTCGCGCGCGCCTTCTCGCGGATGGTTTGCTTTTTCCGGCCGACCTCGACCATCCCGGCAAACTGCGGTGAGAAATTCAGCGCGACCACTTCAGCGGCTCCTCACGTTTCTTTCGGACAATGCTTTTCGACTTGGTCTTTTGGCAAGATGTCGGTTGCCTGACCGAACCTCAGAACCACAAAGTAATCACCCTCAACATAAACGATCTTCACTCGTTCATAGCCGCCAAAATATCGGGTGGTGACCTGATCTCCGACATCCATCTCAGCGGCTCTTCATTGAAGGGTGTTGTTGTCTCGGGCGTTGCGTGGCCCGAGGTGGCGATAGGCAGTCATGCGCGAGTATTTCTTGAACCCGCGCTTACGCGTTTCGCGGTTCACTTCCTTCAATCCCTCAATCGCGTCTTTGGCCGCACGCCAGATCGGGACTAGGTAAATCCGCGCGTCGTCTTTCGGCATGAGCTTCGTTGGCGGCCGACCGCCCTTCTCACCGTAGGCGACGGATGCTGATCGCGGGCGGGTGTGTCGCGCCTCTTCGGCCCAAATCTCTGTCGCTATCAGCGTCGCTTCAAGCACGGCCGTATCCCAAATCTCTATGCCGCCGTTCTTGTCGTCGTAGACGTAGATGTAAGCGCCGCGCTTGAAAATCTCGGCCGCCGCCCAGCGCAGATCGTATTTGTTCACAGCCAAGCAGTTGAGCCCGAGAACGCCAACGCCGTCTTTCTTGCGTAGCGACTTGATCGCCGCGTCTCGCTGCTTCAGTTCCGCGTCGGTTTGATCGCAAACATAAATCGCCGTCACGCCGTGGCGCGCGTGCGCTTCGGCCTGGATTGCAAGGGTGCAGCTTCTGGACCAGATCGAAAGTCCGCATAGTCTCATTGTACCAAAAACCCGACCGAAAGGATTTCTGATATTTTCGTATCGTGCCTATTGATACGTGTCAAGAACTATGATTTAAGGGATTTGTGAGCGGTGAGTGCTGTTCTGGGAAGACAGATAACGGCGCTTCGGCGCCAGAAATTGCCCCGGTATCCAATCCGGCCCGCTCACGCCGAAACACCGATGAGGCCGCCCATGTCCGATCCCGCTCCGAACCCCGGTCAAATCTGGCGTGAGAATGATCCGCGACAAGAACGTTTCGTTCGAGTCATTTCGGTGCACGGCGACGAGGTCAAGATCCAGACCGTGGACCAGGCCGGATGGCCAAAGCGCGGATCGCGGGTTAGCTCGGCAAATCTTTGCCGCTTTGGCGGACCCGCGCGCGAGAAATACGGCTTCGTTCGCGAGGGCGAAGACAAGTGGAATAAGATCGTCGAAAATCCCAGCAACCTATTTCAGGATCAGATTGCCTTTCATCAAAGCCATCAAGTGGAGCGGCTGGCAGCCGAGAACGAGCGCTTGCGTTGTGCCCTCGACAGGATTGCCAAGATGCACAAGGGCGACCAGCCTGCAGCGATGAACGTCAGCGAACTCGAATGGGCCAATCGGCACATTTTGCACATGCGTATCGCCGCCCGCGAAGCGCTCGAAAACAACAGGTAGGGCCGCCCATGAATTTGCTCTGTAAGGCGATCGGCCACCAGCTTGGTCCGGTGATCCGGGTCATCACAAACCCGGAATTTGGTGGTCATTACTTCGCCCGCAAATGTCAGCGGTGCGAGATGCGACTTCCAGAGACGGAAGAGGACGCGCAGAAAAAGGGCGCGGTCACCGCGGAGATTAACAGAGAGCGCAGGCAACGCGGGTTTGCGCCGTGGAACGACAGGTAGGGCCGGCCATGGAAGTTCGTTTTGTGGTTGCAGAATGCAGCAGGAACATTTGCGATGATCCTGGTTGCGAACTGGTTCACTGCTCTGGCTGGTTCGCTGGCTTCTATGGGCCATTCGGATCGAAGGCTGAAGCCAAGAAATGCGCTGAAGAAGAACGCGTCGCCGATGAGGCGGCAGACAACGGCCGCAACACTGGCGGAAAATCATACAGGTAGGGCCGCCCATGGACGATGATGTAATCAACATGGATTGGCAGCCGATTGAAACGGCGCCGAAAGATCGGCACGTGATCTTGTTTTGCCCAGATGATCCGGTGATCGATCAGCACGTCGGCGCATGGTGCAAGTCGATCGAAACTGGAGACGAGGCTTGGAGGTACGCGTCGCTCTGGCAGGGCGATTGTTATGTGTCGGTTATCTGCAGGCCGACACATTGGCAGGATCTTCTAGCTCCACCAGATTTAGAGAAGTGAGGCCGCCCATGGACGCCGGCATAGCAGCCGAAACACAGGAATAAGGGCCGGCCCCACATACAAAAACACCCCCGCAGCCCTTCGATAGAGGGCCACGGGGGTTTGAAAATGTCTAGGTGATCTAAAACGCCAGCCGCCGAACGCAATACCTATCGGCTGCTGATCTCAGGATTTCTTTGATTGGGCGTATTATTCGTCGTTGAGCGCCTTCACCCCAGACAGAATCCGATCGGTCGCCGTGCGTCGACGCGGGGATACCGTCGTCTCAAACGGCCCCCACGCGTCTTGAATGCGGTCGGAGAGCCACTTGCACGCAGTCTCGGATTGAAGCTTGTTCACGGTGATCTTGACCAAGCGGGCGACTTGGAGATCGGCCGCCTTAATCGGTTGTTTGGGAAGCGGATGAGCTTCCATCACCACGGCGGCGGGGCGCCACAGCCGCCAGCAACGAGCGCCGTCCTGATCCGGAAAATCCTTGCCCTCCGCGAGTTTGAGCGCTTCGTCGATATCGTTTGCCGTCCACACCTTGGGGACATAGTCAATCTTGACTTGCGTCTCGTGCGGGCGCGGGGGCGCCGGTCTCGCCAGGGCAGACGAAACCCCGAATGCGATCATTGCGATTAATGCGATACGAATCATGACCAATGACCTACCGGAGAGAAGTTAACGCTCGGTCGCTGACGCGGTGCGTCGGTTTTTCGATGTTCCCGAGTTTTGTTTCAATGCGTTTTTGCGCCGCCACGATGATCGCGATCTGCGCTGCCAGTGCCGTATTCGCGGTGGGGTCGCTGACTTTCGTGAGAACGACCTGCTGCATTGTGAACATGTCGTTGGATCTGGAATCAAGCGCGATCACAGTCTTGGCTAGTGGCGCTATTTGTTCTCCGACATAATGCTGCACGAACGCCTCACTCGCCAACGTCGGGAACCCGGCAGCGCGCCATGCCACGGCAGTGCCGGCCCCAGTGCTGATAAGCGCACCAAGCGCGCTTGCTCCTACCGTAACCCACATCAAGAAACGGCGGAATCGCCGAGCGTCACGAAAGCAATAGAGATCAAGCCAAGAATTCGCACTCTGAAAAGGGGACATATCGCTCACATCACGTTGACGGTTGCAGGAGTTGGTTTTTTCACGATACTGACCTGGATCGAGTGACCGGATTTCTGCCACGCGCTCCACAGGAGGCCGACAGCGCCGACGGCAATGCCGGTGCCGATCCGAACGAAGGACGCTTCGTCCGAAGGAACCAGTAAATGATATGTAATGGCAGCGCCCGCGAGAGCTGTCATTATTCCCCTGATTTGTCCCGTCAGCGCGGAGGTCACAAAACCTTCGGGAAGGTTTTTAAGCAGATCAATCATGGTACAAGTCCTTGCTCAAACAAAAGCGCTTCGTGTTCCCTGCGATTGGTGAGGTCGACGTGATCGGCTGTTCCCAACGGCCACAATCGCTTCATCAAGCGAATCTCAGTCGGGATCGCCGTGTAGTTTTTCCCCATCATGTGATCGCGGATAGCGCGCATTTCGCGATAGCGGTCGCCGCGGAGATTGAAGGATGCTCCGCGGTTGAAGGCCAACGAGACAAGCGCTCCGAGGCTGTCGCCCGAAAGAAGCCGAGCGTTGGGCAGTGCGCTTAATACCGACGTCGTCCAGCGCGGAACATCGACGTTGGAAAACACTTTGATCGCGGCATCCCACGGAACCGAGACGATGCCGTGGAGTTGTTGGGCATGAGAATGTGCGGGAGAGCCTTTGACACCGGCGACATCTTCAAGTTCGGAAATCATCGATGCGGGGAGAATGCCATTCCAGTCCGCAGCGAGTTGATCGGGCGTGCAATAACCGACGTCGTAGCCAATACCAATCGTGACCCCGGAAGAGCCGCCCGGCCAGTCTGGCTGGATCTCAGTTCGCTCATAATAAGCCCGACCGACGGTCTCTTCCTGGACGATCAGATTAAAGGCCTTGTCTGAAATCATCATGGGGCTAAAGCGAGATCGCCAGATCGGAAACGACGGCACCAGCCAGCCGGATCAATCGGCGATCGCACACCCGTACACGCCGGTCCGCCATACTTCGGTTCCACGAAATGTACGCATCCCGCGCAATGGGATTTGGTCTTTGACCGCGCCACATATCCGACGGATTCGTGTGGTCTTTTCTCTTTCTGAGCGGTTGCGTTGATGTGGTTGATGAGGGTTGCGCTTTTGGGGGGCGCGAGCAATGGGCGCATGTCGAGATCGGTTGGCGTTCGGACAATGCGCTCGTGTTCGTCTGACTTGATGAAAGGTCGGAAAGCCCGCTCCACGTCTGCGGGGTCAAATCCCTTGCGTCTGTAATCGCGATCTTCCCATCGCTGGGCCACGGGATGAGCGCGGTCGTATTCCCATCCAAGAATATCTTCGATGGCTTGCTCGAGACGTTCGTGGCGGATAAGTCCCGGCTTGACATCCAGCGGTTTGCCGCGAACCAGGATAACCCCGTAAGGACAATTGCGACCGCGCAAGTGACGGTCAAGATAGACGCTATGCCCACCAATGGATGAAGAGCCCAGAAGCGCAATATCGCAGTTAGTAACGAGTTTGTAGGGCTTGGCGAGCCTTTCCTTGATTTTCGGATGCGCGAGGGCTTTGTCGAGGAGATCATCGAGTTCTCTTTCGGAGAGTTTGGAAGGGTGATGGTGGCCGGCGGACATGCATCACGCCGCGAGCGGCTTCGTGGTGTCGCCGCGTGCGAGCCAGCCCTTAAACTTGTCGATCGGCATTTCCGAAATGTTGCCGAGCCGTTCGTGTGATTTGCCGTCGGAGAATGCGGCGTGGTAGGCGCGCCTCACTTGCGCTTTTGATCCGAAGCCAAGAAAGCATTTGTGTTCGTCGAACTTGCCGGTGTCGGCGTTGAGTTGGTCGACGACAAAGACGTTGGGTGATTTCAGATGCGGCCCGAGATAACAGTCGACATGATCGCCGTCGGCGCCCTCAGACCTTTTTATATACCCGTAGTGAGCGGGGAGCCGAACAGCCCAAGGCTTGCCATCCTTGTCAACGCCGCGCCGCATCTTGCCCTTGGCGTTTTCGATCGCGATGTCGAGGCCGTGGACGCTCAAATGGTCCTTGGAATAATTTCCGGCTTTCTTTTGCGCCTCGGTCGGCGCGTGATCGATGTTGGCTGGATTGACGCGACCGCCGCGCGCTCTTTGCTGTTTCATCCCAGCCAGCAATCCGGCGCCGCCTGGGACGGAAGCCAAACCGGCCATTCCGTATTTCTTGAGAATGTCGATCAGTTTATCGTCGAACACGACGTAGTTGCTGGTCTGCTTCGGAAGCGCGCCCTTTTTTGCCATGTCGTTTTCCACTTGACCGGCAGCCTCATCATAAGCATCGATCCATTCTCGGCTTTTACGCGGAGAATTCTTTTCGGCGGCGAACAGCTCCGGGTGATTTCGTTGGAATAGCGAGTCGATACTGTCGGCCAAGGGCAGACCGCGTGATCCCTGATCTGCGTAGCGAACGCCGGGGATGCCTGCGGCGCGTAAAGCCTGAGAAGCCGCCGCGTCGCCTTGCGCGGACGTGCCGCGAACTTGATTTGTCAGCCAGCTATATAGCCCCTCGCCGGTCTGAGGATCGGGCCGCGCTTGAAATTTAGAGATTGCCGCCTGAACTTTCGGATGCTGTGCGGTCAATGGCGCGTCCCAATCGAGAAAATGTTCCGGATCGGCATTGATGCGTGCGGCATATTGTCGGCCAATCCGCATCGGTGGCGGTTGAATTGTCGGATCGCGCAAAATCTTCAAAGTCGCATTGTCAAAATCGTGGAATTCCTTGTCACCGTAGAACCCCGGCCTGTTCATCGTGTCCGTGATTTGCTTTATGGCGCCTTCGCGTGATCCGCTCTCATGGATAGCCATCGAGGCTGCGTGGAGGGGATTGCTGCCATCAAACGGTTCGTTACCGACACGGGGAAGGGCTTCCGCATAAGCCTTGGCTACATCGGGATTATCTGCAAAATACAATCCGTGTCCGTAGGCCTGCGCGCCTTCTCCCGTTCCGATTTTGGAAAGGTCAAAACGATCGAAGTCATGAGGGGAGCCGTGATAGACGTCGATGCCTTTAGCTGCATCGCTCGCAACGCGCGGAGCGGCGCTTTCGATCATATCAGCCGCACCCTTTGCTGCGGCGCTCCCTCGCCCGAACGGAAAGAACATCGCGCCTAGGCCGCCCGCGAGCTGCACAGCTTTGCTTGGATCCCATTGTTCATTGCCGTGAAGCAGGCCACCAACGTACTGCCCGGCATCCCAGAGCGGCGCTGCGGCGGCGGATCCAACGGCTCGGCCAACTGCATTGGCGGCGCTTGGTCCGACCGTCCCGGCCGCCGATGCTGGTGGAATGACCAGATCATCGTCCGATGCATCGCCTCCATCAGCGCGGCGTCTGGCGCGATAGGCCGTCCGCAGCGCGCGGCCTCCGTGTTTTCTCTGCTGCTCGTCCCCAAAATGCGGGATCTCTCCGGTTGCGAGCCAGGGGAAGCGGCGGCGGATTTGAGCAGTAGCGTTGGGGGTAATTGAGGGTTGCTGCCATGGCGCAATGGCGCGGCCGGGACTGGTGATCAATGAGGTTCCAGGCGTCGGTGACGGTGCAGGAGGAACCGCAGCGCGGTCGGAGAGGAGTTGGTTTTTCAGATAGGCTTGGATGGGGCGGGATAGCATCGCGCGTCCAACCAGGCCCGGAGCCGCTGCAGTAGCGGCCATGCCACTAACCGGTTCACCCCACAGAAAGGCTCCCGGAAGCGCCGCAGCGAGCGTCGTAATCAACGACCGTTGCGCCGTGCCACTATCGGGCAATCCACGAAACAGGGTCACGCCGGCGCGGGCGACGGGTGCCAAATCGCCGCGCGAGAGCGCGTACATGGTCTTGCGATCTTGCGTATTGGTCAGAGCTCGCCGCAGCCGTTGCGGGGTCACAATGCCCTCTTCGTCCGCCGCGCCTTCGGCCGCTTTCATGTTGAACCATTGCCGCCGCGCGTCCTTCAAGTCCTCCTGGGCCTGCGCAAGTTGCATGGCGCGTGCTTGAGCCGGTCCGCCCTGCTTACCCTTGCTAAAGGCGTTTTTGACGGCCGTATCAACGGTACGCTCCATCGCATCATCGAGGGCCGAACGAACGCGCGTTGCGTAGTAGGAGATATTCGGATTCGGATCACTCGTTGCGCGATCAAGTGGCGTGTCTTTGCGCGTCAAGGTCTGATAGGCCTCGCCCTCCATCAAGGCTGGACCTTTGTTCTTGGTCACAAACCCATTTTGGACGTTGGTCAGCATTTGCGTGACGCGCTTCACCTCCGGATCGGAAAGGCCCTCGTTGCCCAAGTCAGAAGCGATCTTCGCGAGATCGCCCCCAAGACGCTTATCGTGCGCAATCTCCATGCCTTGGCTGGCGCTTTCAAAACGTGCGCCTAGTCTATCTCGAGCTGATTGAAGGGCGTCCGAATCAACAAGGCTGTTTGTTTCTCCAAAGGAATTCGCCACAAACCGCGAGAACCCTTCATTATTTCGCCGCATAGCTTTGGAATAAGCACTGAACGCCATCGGGGCGTCGCCGAGCGTTGATTCGGTTCGCTGAATGACGGGGCGCCCTGTAACCGCGCCGGCCGTCGGGTCTTCACCGGTCGCGTTGCGCCAGACGTCGCGAGCAGCCAATCGTTCCGGAGCGGTCGGAAACGGAGTGATCGCGCGCCGCACGGGAGACGGCACCAAGGACGGCGCCGGCGCCCCTGGGACCCGTCCCATTGCACCTAGGGCAGTTTCAGCGTTCCCCGCCGCCGTCTGGTACATCTCCTCGGGATTATCTTGCGCGGCAATGTCAGGCGCGATCGTCGATCCGATCGCATGCTCCGCTTCCGCCATCGGATGCCCAATCAGCGACCTTGCCGTCCCGACCACCGCAGGACCAACGCCAGAGCCCAGATAGGCCGCGTTGAGCAATCCCTGCCCCGTCTTGAGCGTGCTGGCCAAAACCCCTTCGGTGCCCTTCCCTGAAGGCCCTAGGCCCTCTTTAACACCCTGCCACGCCCCGCTGTATTGTTTCCCGATCTCTGAGGGAATGTCGGTAAAGGCTTTGCCCCATTCGCCGAAGTGACCTTGCGGTTCGTTCAAGCCAATGTCGGCATCAGAGAGACCAATGTCGGAATCGGACAGTCCGCCCTTCGCCGGCGCAGAAGACGGCGCGGCCTGTTGCGGCGACGTATACTGAACCGGAGTTAACCCGATATCTTCATCGGAAAAGTTCATTGCACCGGATCCCATCCGCTACCGTTCCATTTGAAGGTGCCCTTGGAGGTGGTGACGGTCTGGCCGACTTGGCGTTGGGTTGGAGGCGCGGCGTTCTGTTGTTGCCGTTGCTGACCCTGCGGAGATTGCAACTCTTTGTAAGCCTGCGCCGCTCCAGGAGACAGCATCATCATCGGATCTTTCGCCGACCCCATGCCGCGGTTGTATTGATCAGTGACCGCCTCAAGCCGGCCACCCAAGAGTTTCATTAACGTACCGCGGGAAGCCTGCCACTGCTCCGGCGACATCGATGGGTTCAATCCCTTGCGCCATTCTTCAATGCCAGAGATCGCCGTCGTGTTGCCGCGGAACGCCCGCTCGAGTTCGTTGGCGACCGCGTTCGCGGCCGTATTGAAGCGGGACAGCCGTGGATCTTGCTGGCCCTCACGGAGCATTTCAGTGCCTTTGTTCAGCATGCCCGTCGTCGGCAGCCATCCGGAATGCCAGTTGTTGAGATCGCCTGCGGCACCGTCGAGTTCCTTCACGTGCTGCATGACCGTGTTCAGTGCCGTGATATTCTTCGCTGTCGGACCCGCCGTGAAATCCTTCCGCGTCGCCAATTTTGAGGCGTAATCCTGTGCTGTAAATCCAGGGTCATAGCGCGAAAGCAATTCCATCAATGCAATGTTCTGCGGCATTCGTTGGGCGGCGCCTGTGGGCAGCGGCATGCGGCCTTCGTCGACTGCCCGCACGCGCGCCGCAAGACCCTGATCGATGCCCTGCAGGACTTCCGGCCGCGCCGTCTTGGGGATTTCATCGGCGGTTGGCTGGGCCAGATACTCAAGCCCCGGCTCCACGTCCCAGGACACCGGAATTGTCCGCGCACGACCCGGTGGCCCCGATGGCGCAGGCGTTCCCGGCTGTTGCTGCTGCAATAGCGGATTTTGCCGCACCGCCTGCTCATAGGGAATAAGCTGTCCGGTGTTCGGATCCTTGACCATGGAATGCGGCATGCCGATTGAATCGGTCACGGTGACCGGCTGCAATTCGGCCAGCGCCTGCTGGCGTTGTTTCAGCGCCACTTCTGCCTGCTGATACGGCGTAATCGCGTTGTGCAATTCCTTCTGCTGCGCCAGGCTCTTCTGGAACTGATCCGCCTGTTGGGCGAGTTTCTTGGCTTCCTGTTCGAACGTCAGGCGCTGTTTTTGCTGCTGCTGAAATGATTCAAGCCCTTGTTGCGCACCGCGCCCGATATTGATTCCGGCATAAGGGGAGGCGCCGCCAGCGATGCCAAACCCGGCCGAAGCGAGCGCCAACGCCGCATCGCGCGGAATACCGAAGGCGCCCTTTTCCTGGCCTGGCGCGGAGGGCTGATCTGGGGCCGTTGTCGGCGGAACAAGGCCGGGAATGGCTTGGCCCGCAGTCAGCGTGGAGTTCGCAGGCAGTGCCGCGTCATCGCTATTGTATCCGCTCGCGGGAGCCACCGTCGTCGCCGGCGGCAACGCCGGGATGGCAGGCGCGTCCTGTCCCATCCCCCAATCCACAGGCTTCCCAAGCCCAAGTTGCTGGGTTTCTCTTTCGTCGAAACTCGTGTCTGCTGGAGGATCGGCTTGCGGTGGCCATGTCCCGAAACGCTGATCGAAGGTATCCCCGCCGTCCGCAAATCCGCGAGGAACATAGATGCCGTTTGGATCGCGTGGGGGTTCGTAGACGGCACCACCGGTCGAGATCGTGCCGCCACGTGAAAACAGACCGGATCCAAGGACGCCAGCCGTCCCACCGAGATCGCCAGTCGAGAACGCCGATGCGTCTGCAGGCGAGCCGATACCGGGAGGCGCAAGGCTCGTCGGAGGATTCGTCAAACCGTTCCACGCGTCGCTGATCCCGGTGCCAAGATTACCGATTCCACTTTTGAGATTGTTCGCGCCGTTGCCTTTGGTCGCCAAGCTCGCCAATTGTATTGCCTGTTGGCCAATCGATGGCGTGGCGGCGTTGGCGTTTGGCCCTTGCGGAGCGGACGGCATCGTGTTGTGCGCTGCGCCCATTGGCGCGATCTGAAGGAGATTCGATTGGTTGGCGAAAGGAATAACGCCGCCGCTATCGTAACTCAGTGCGCCACCATAGGACTTTCCGATCGCATCATCGGTAGCGGATTTCAGATCGACCATTTTCACGCCGCCGATGCCCTCGTGCACGGCATGAGGATGCGATTTCTCCACGTCTTGCGCCATTAGCCCGATGTGCCACTCGGGAGAGCCCTTGAATTGATACCGATAGATCGGTTGGCCGTCGTTGGTCTTGCCGACCTTATGAACGTTTTCCTTGAGACGACGATCGGAGAAGGCCAATCCAAGCCCAGCCGCGCCCATCCCAAGACCTGCGATCTGCGAAAAGATATTCGGCGGCGGCGCTTGCGTCGTGCTGGTGCCGCCCATCTGAGAGCCAAGAGACCCTGCCGCCCCCGTAAGCAACTGTGATTCCTGAAACGGCAATTGGAACTGACCGAGCTGCTGACCGTAAAGCGCGTTATAATACGCTTGGCTGTTGGGGCCGTATTGCTGCTGAAGTTGCCCTGCGCCAAGCTGCGCGCCAGCGCCAGAAATCCCGCTGTTCTGTATGCCGGCACCGATGTTGCCGAGCGAATAGGCGCCCTGCGCCTGCGCCTGCTGTTCGGCCAAGGCGGTCTGCGTGGCCGTATTATAACCCTGACTGTAAAGGCCAGCGATAACCGGCGCCTGCGCGAGCTGTTGCTGGCCCGCGAGATTGGCTTGCGCGACGCCGACGCGATCTCCGCCCAATGCCCCCTGCGCCGCAGCGTTGCCGAGCACCTGCTGCTGTTGCTGCGCATTCTGATTGTTGAACTGCGCCTCGGTCGCGTTGACAACCTGCTGCGTATAGGGATTCTGGTAATTCTGGATCTGCTGCGCGGTGAGCGGCGTCGCGGCATTGTTGGCGTAGGTTGCGGCCTGCTGATAATAAGGCTGCGCTGCGTTTGCGTACTGATTGATCCCGCCAATGCCCGCATTTTGTTCGGAACTGAGATTGGCAACGCCCTGCAGCGGAACCGCCGACGTCGGCGTATTGGCGACATTCGATGCGGTCCCGAACGCTTGATTATAATATCCCATCGCCGCAGGATTGGGCGCCTGCGTCGAAGTAGTGGTGGTCTTATTTCCGCCGCCGCACATGATTACGCTGCCTGTTCCGGCTTCGCTTTGCCGTTACGAGAACGCTTCCAAGCCTTGTCGCTCCAGAAATTCACTTCCGTCGGGCCTTTGTTTTCTTCAAAGGTCATGTTGTGGATGAAGAACGCGCCGGCGGGAAATCCGAGTTCGCTGCGGTAGAGCCGCACTTTCGCCTCGGTTCGCTTGTTGGAGACGATGCCGATCGAGAGCGGAATCTTCAGCGCTTCGGCGCTGTGTTTCGCGAAGGCCAGAAGCAATCTGGCGTGGGTGGATTTGCGGTGTTCTGGGTGAACGAAGTTGAAAACCTCCTCGAGCACCCAGTCGCTCGAATACCAGAACTGCGAGAGCAGAAGACAGATCATGCCCTCGAGTTTTCCCGGTGATCCGATCACCCCCATGATGCCGCCGCCGTTGGGAAAGAGGCATCTTCCGAGGATTTGCCGCACGCGGTTTTCGTCCAAAGTGAAGATGCCGTTTTCCTCCCACAGCATACGGGAAAGCATCATGAGGTTGTCGCCGTCGGTGGGTTGGGCGCGACGGACGGCGGACAGATCGGAGGGTTGCATGTCAATCTTTCGCGGGCGGCTTCAAATGGCGAAGCGTGTCGATGTGCTTTTTACGCATGTGCAACACGAACGCATCGAGGATCCGATGGCCCCTGTCGACCGACCCACCGCCGATCCGCGCGACTTGCTCTGGCTCAATGACATATTCGCCGCCGGCGGCCACGATTGGGACTTTGTGATCACCGGTCGCGCCCCCTTGCGCGAACTTCACCATCGGCGGCGGCTTCGGCATACTGTTGTGACCGCCCCCGAACATGTGCCCGGCGACCTTCAGTCCAGCGATGGAATTGGATTGTCCGAGATGACTGACCGTCTCCGCGGGGAGCACGTAGGACCCAGACTTGACATTCATGTTCAGTCGATCGGTCCGACCCGGAACAGCGCTCACGATCGGCCCGCTGTGCGTCATGTTCCTTGCTTCCTGCCGCGCGAACCACGGCATCTGCGGAGCCGCAATACCCCCCGGCGCATAGCCACGAACTTGCCCCATTTGCCCATTAGATTCGCACGATGAACCGCCTGTCGCGCGCTTTTGGGCTTCTGTATGCGATCGGGGCGATTGGGTTTGTGCTGTTGCTGGGTTCGCCAACGGGATTGACCCTGCTGCTGCTCGCATGGCCGTTCGCGCTGAGCGTGCTGCTGCTAGGGCTGGTGACGGGGACGGTGATGTATATGATTGAGCGACGCCACCTGCGGCGCGTTTGGGAGTAGAGGATGCCCCGCCTGTTGCCATGGGCTCTTGCGGCTCTATCCACGGGTACACTCCTGGCAGTTTGGTTGCTCGAGGAGATCGTTTGGCCGGCGCGACTGCCTGAACTATTTCCCGATCTGTTAACGGCGGGGTGGTTGGCTGCTGCAGCCAGTTTAGTCCTGATGGCGTCGTATCTGATTGGGGACTTGTTTTTGACTTGCGCGAAGGTGTGCTGGGCTTTTCTGCCGCCGCGGCAGTAGCCTTTGCTGCCTTGTCCGCCGCGGCTCGTTGTTTCATGATCTTGTCAAACGCAGTGACCGCACCGCGTGATTGAGCGATCGGCGCCTCGGCCACAGGCAGATGCGGAAGACCGTAACGTCCGAATAGCGCCTCTGCCGCTCCGATCCCAAACGGCCCCCATGCGCGACTGGCTGCCGCGCCTGGCGTCCCGATGGCTGCATTAGCGGCCTCCTTATCAGGGTGTCCTTCCGGCAAGACATTCTTGTCATAGATCGAAGGGGTAAGATCAGCCATCGTGTTGACTAGGCCGCCCAATCCGGCGGTACCCGCCGCGCTCAAGACTTGTCGCGAAAGCCCAGGATCCTGCGGGGCTGTGTAGTCAGCATTTCTTGCCCGAAGCTGTTCCGCTAGATTGGTGGCTCGCGCCGCCATTTCTGGGCTGGTCGCGGAAGTCTCCATGGCCTTCCCAAGGCCGCCAACGTCTCTCGACCAAAGAGCATTCTTTCCGTAGCGACCGGCCGTTAGTATAGCCCTTGCTGCCGGTTCGGCCAGCAAGGACGCGGTCATGCCCATCGTCCCAAGATTGTTATAGAGTCCCTCGAAGGCTTTCCGAAACGGTGGCGCTTCAGCAATCTGGCGTTTGGTCAGGTCTTCTTTTTTGATATCCTGTTGCATGCCGCTGAATTGTTGATCCCACGCGGCTTGCTGGTCTTTCAAAGCAGCGGCTCTATTGACATCCTCTTCCCTGAGTTGCCGAGCCTGATCAGGGTCGCTCGGGGTGGTCGCCCTCGGGTGCTTTTTTTGCCACTCGCTGAGAGCCGTCGGATATGTCGTT